ATTTATTTAAATATTCTTTTGAGTAATAATCTCCAGAGTCATGGACTCTGATATAATCGGCTTTCTTTTTTATAATCTCTTTTACCATTACCTGAGCGAAATCAGCTTTCATTGTAGACTGTAGTCTACGTTCAAAAGCTGGAGAAACATTAGACCAAATATACGCCCCTTTTTGAGCATAGCAATATTTAGCACACTCACCAGCTAAAGGACAAGTAATTTTTCCTGTATTTGATTTTAAGGCAGGGATTCCAAAATTAAACACTCTTTTATTGAAATGTTTTGAAGTCTTTTTTAATTTGCTATTTTGAGTTAACATTATTTTTCCTTTTTATTTGCTTGTTATTACATTAATTAAAATCAGTATCATAACCATTATATTTAAATAAATATATATTGTATCTGTTTTTTTGTGATCCATTTCAATTCCTTTATTTAATAAACTGTGAAAAATTATAACCCGAAGATATTTTGCTGGTTTTATTTTTCTTTTTTATTTTTTGTATTTTCTCAAATTTATAAACTCTAAAAATACTAAATCGTCTTCCTCGGCTCCAGTCCTGAATAACCCCATCTTTTAATGTTGCGACGTGTCCATTTATATGGAGTACAAATGTCCCTACACTTGGCAAATGTTTTATACAATTATTAACAGTTAAAGAAGTAGCTTTCTTTAATCGTTTTTTGTTTAAAGAATTAGATTCTTTATCTTGAAAATAAAACCCTTTATACTTTACAAATTTAGGACTATATGTCTTTATATCATACCCAAATTGCTTTCCAATGGCCTTAAAATGCCTGTAAAAGTGAAACCCTTGATGTCTTTTCCTGCCTAGCTTAAACAGGTAATTTTGAGCCGTTTTAAAGGGTATTTGACAAGCGATAGCAGTAGCAACAACAGTGCAACAACCCCTGTCATTTTTATATTCTTGATCTTTTTTTATGTCGTTATATGTTACCATGTTTTTTCCTTTTTTGGTGGGCAGGTTAGGAATCGAACCTAACTAAAACCATTTGCCCAAATCTGTTAAAGTTTAACAAATTTTATTCAATGCCTCCAGTACTTGATTTTTATCAGCTTCATGTTTTTTCATTAATTCCTGCAAACACTCTTCTAATGTTTTTTCTTTAGCTTTTGGCTTTTCTTGAATTACTACAACATATTTTCCGTAGTCGGATTCGTTGAAGTTTCCTTTGTATATTCCGTCAACATTATCTATCATAGAATTATTAACTTTTTTTACTGTTATGGAATGGGTTTTTTCTTTACCGTTCAAAAGCTGTTCTTGGCTGGCTTTTGCTTTTATGATAGTTTGCAATTGTTTACGAATAAACCGTTTAACATCTATTTTTAATTGAGCATCTTCAGATTCCATGATATTATTAAAAGTTTCTGTTAATTTAGTTTGATTTTTTTCATTCCTGTGAAAGATGTCAGCTTTTATTGTTGTTGTGATCTTGTCCAATGATTGCTGGGCTATTACACCATGTTCTAAGACATCTCTTATTTCGTTTTTAGTAGGTTTCTTAAAGCTGTATGTAGTATTTGACATTTCGTATCCTTTATTTTATTTGTAATTAAATAACATGGTTGAAATTCGTTATAATATTTGATCTTGTCAATAGTTTTTTTCTGTTAAAGTTTAACAAATTTTATTTTATTTTCCCCCTATACTATTTTTTTTTATTATTCCTAATGTTTTCTCATTAAGAAACCATCTTTTTTTAATAATCTTTAAAACAAGACAATTTTAAAGAATGTTTCTCCTCATGAAACTCTGCTGGTGGCTAGATCAGAGCATTTAATTAATACATATATGACTATTCAATATCTCTCGGATTTGGTGCATTTTAGAGCCAAATGCGATCTAATGATAATGAGTCTCAATTAGTGGGGGAACAACAACAACAATTTTAAATTTGGCATTCTTTAAAAGTTTTCACTTTTATTTTTTTTGAGTAGTAATTTAAATGGTTGGCGTAATCACCTTACACTATACGCCAAAAGTAAATACCACTACGCCATCACTACGCCAATTTTAAAACGCTCATATCGCTCCTACTCACAGACTACGCCACGCTCAAAACGCTCATGGGGGCGTATGAAGATTTTTAGGTATTGGTTAACTGCCATTCCTCATAAATAAAATGAAAACAAAGTCTTGCATGGGGCTGAGAAAAAAAGTTTTGAAAAGAAAGTCCAATAAAACTCCGTTTTATGTTTGTATGTCTTATACTATGTATTATGCCTTATTTGGATTTAGATGGAATAATAGACTATAAAGTCTCTTGTATAAAAGTACCAAGTGGTTGTATAATATACCATAACCAAAAAGGACTATATGAAATGAGTGTTAATTTACCAACAAACTGGAAACCTGAGAAAGCTAGGACAATTGATATACTTGTATCCAATCCGAATACTAAAATGGAAGAACTTGCCAATGAAATCGGAGTGACAAAAGCTACACTTCATAACTGGATGAAAGACCCTGAGTTTGTAGAGGTATTTTATCAGAAGTATATGGTCACATTTGGAGCTAAACTGCCCAATGTATTACATAGTATGATACGAGAAGCAGAGGCTGGTAATGTTCAAGCTGGTAGATTAGTGCTAGAACATTCTGGTAAACTCATTAAGAGAGTGGAAGTAGCAAATAATCAGAGTCCATTTGAAAAGTTCTTAAATACTCAATCATCAGATATGCAAGAAATTGCCGTAATTGATGCAGAAGTTGAAGAAGTCGAGCCTGAGTTCACAGTCTTACCAGAACGCCCCATATTACCCCCAAAGAATCTCTCAAAACGGCAAGAGATGAAACAGCTGAAGGATAAACAAGCTAGGAATAAGAAACGGAGAGAGGCTAGGCATTGGAGAGAACGAGCAGAAGCCGTAGGGGTGAAAAAACCAGCACAAGGTAGACAAACAAAAGCTCAAAGAAAAATGTGGCAGGACAAAGTAGAAGCAAGAGAAAAAGCATTAAACGTAAAGACTAGTGTTCTTGTATGATATGGGGTATATCTAATATATGCACTTTAAATGCCATTATTTAGCAGTTTATTGGGCTGAGATGAGGTACATATATATTACATATATATAATAGATATATCTAATAACTATGCCTCTTCTGAGACTATGGGTTTCTTAAGAGCTGTCTTTACAGAGAATCCTTTACATTCAGGGCATTGTTCTTTCTTGTTATTGAATTTAGTAGATACTACTTCCCAAAACCAATTACACCCTAAACACAGACATTGCATAATTAAGTATTTTTTCATAATTTCATGCTATCCTTAACATCCATATCAGCAGGCATTAATTGACAATAACAATATTCTTTACACACACTCCACCCACTAGCTGGCATACCTCGAGCTTCCCAACCCTCCCAAGTATCAATTTCTCCAGCTCTTTTCTCACAATCACTACAGACGTTCTTAGATATTGCAACCCATTTCAGCTTTCCCCCCATATCCCCAGATCGCCTGAATGCTTGATTAATTCCTCCCACAATTCCACGTTTAATGGCATTTCTAAACTCTCCGAAGATTCTGCCGTAGGTGCTAAAGTCTTGGCTAAGAATCCCAGCAATTGATTGTTCATTGACCCCAGCTCCAACGAGCCTTCCAATTTCTTGTCTAATTCGTTCACCGAAGATTCTAACATCATGAGACATTGTAGTAGCAATTGAAAGTAATACTCTTCTGTCTTTTTCATCTAATTTCTCCTTGCTTTTTGGCATTTTATTTCCTTAATGCTTTTTTAACACTATTAATAAATGTATCTGTAATTTTTTTACGATTTTTTATAGTAGTCGTAATAAAAGGTCTAGGTTCGATTCTAACATTTGGAATAGCAGAATCTGGATGTGTTGTGTGACCATCATTATGCAACAGACCATATCCGAGCATACTAATTTCGTTCCCTTTTTGCTTTATGCTTTTGTATAAATTTCCTGTTTTTTTCAAAGGAGGTGCTACTGGAAAACCCTCTCTTTTTCTCATTTTTTTAGCCACATCCCCTAAAGGTCTTAATCCTTTATCTATAGCCTCCTTAGAGCCTTTAGCACTATCTACAGCATAACTACTTGTATGTTCTTTCACTAATTTAGGAATTGCCCTTGCTAATTTTCCAAAATCAAAATTAACTTTTACTTTCAACTTCATCCCAAAACTCCTTTCCTAGTGCTTTAGATTCTAGGTACTTATCTGTATTTTCAAGAACAGCTCGTTTAACTTGACTATCTGCCCAAGCTAAAGGGTTTTTAATAATAAAGTCTAAATCTCCATCAAACTCAAATTCAACATTATTGATCTTGTCCAGTTTCTTTACGGAAGTTAGTAAAGAGTGACTCAGTTCCTTCTTTTTTGTTTGCTTTTTTGTTTTCATCTATAATTGCCTGTGCCTGTTCAATTGTTAAGTCTTTATTATCTCTAACCATAATTTTAGCTCTAGTTACGAGATTATTTTTTATATCAAACTCATCTTTCAGAATCTGATCTTGAACTGTCTTTGGGTATTCTACCTCTTGGAAGTCTACGCCAAACTCTTCTGGTAATGCAATACCATTATATTCTGCTATAGCACGCTCTACCCTATAAAAGTCTTGTTCATATAATCTCCATAAAGCTATATCATCGTAATAGTCCTCTTTACGCTCCATGTCTTTAATCATAAGTGATATACCACTAGGAACTTCACCACCACTTTCTGCCCATTGTATCCACAAGTGGTTATTGGATGCTACAAGCTCTATCTGGAATTTAATATTATTGATAGCTTCTTCTATATTGCCATTAGGGCTAGTAATGTTATAAGCACCATCTTCTCCCATATCTAGGATTGTATTTGATCCTGCTCTAAGCATACTCTGATCTGCTCTTAGTCCTGTAACCCAAGGCTGTCCGAACATATTGAATCTCATACCCAAGTTCATTTCAGTTAATGCAATATTGACTTGTTCATTGCAATTTACAATATCGGATGCTCCTTCTACGAAGAAAGAGTCTATTTGATCTTCTCTATGGGTAAATACAAAAGGTAATATTCCATAAGGGTTTTCCATTTCCTCAATCATATTTCCTTCTTCATTTAAAATGCCATATGTCTCTGCATCCCAATATTCCCATTGAAGATTGTCGGCATTAGCTAAGTCTGCCGTACTATTCAATAATGGATACACAATAGCCTCTGGAACAAAGGGATTTTCTCCAAAGTAAGTCTCAAAGTAGTATATAGGTCTATAATCAAATGATCCATCTCTCCAATGAATACGATTGGCTACAGTTCCCAATAATCTAGTCATTCTTTCTGAGTGTTTCATTCTAACATCTTTAGTGGGAGTAAGAAGCTCATAACGCTCAGTCATGTCTCCAGCGTTTCTCTTAGCACCTAAACTGTATATTCTACTAATTTTGTTTACAAATTTTCTCGTAAAGTTAGTAAGACTTGGTGGGATTTCTGAAAAAGCATCACCACTAAAGTAGTTATTTATATAACTTTCAGTAGATGTACTTGAATAGTAGTCCAAATACTTTCTAATCTCACTTCTCCTGCCATGAGACATCATAAGTTTTGTTTCTAGTAGTTTATCTTTCATCATTTGATTGATCATCTTTGAATCCTTTTCATTTCTGTGTTTTTCATTGGGAATCTGTTAATAATAAAATACCTAAAGGCATCATTTCCATGATCGTGGTATCCATCCTTAACAGGCTCTTCTTTAATTGGTTTGCCATCTTCACTTTCTGGGTATCTATATTCTTCAAAATCTTCTATTACATCTGCACATCTTTTATCCACATGGATTCTCCTTACACCATTAGCACTTTCAAAAAAACCTCTTGTATAGGCAACACTAGCTAC